GCAGACATTCAGGCTCAACAGGCTAAATTCCAAGCTGATATGCAAATGCAACAGCAAAAGATGCAAGCCGACATGGAGTTTGAACGCCAGAAGGCCGCACTTGAGTTGCAACTTCAGCGTGAGAAAGCCGCCGCCGAGATTCAACTGATGCGCGAGAAAGAAGCCTCAAAACTTCAGATTGAGCGTGAGAAGATGAATATGCACTTTGCTATGAAACAGCAAGAGTTTGAAGCAGAGGCGCAACTGAAGGCCATGAAAGTGGGCGCTGGTATCACATCTAATGTGGAGATTCCCGGATGATTGACCAAGCAGAACAACAAGAAGTTATCAGGATCGCCACTGATTACTTCTTGCAGGAACTAGGCTCCCAAGATGCGGCAAGTGAAGCAATGGGCAAACTTGCAACACTGGTTCAAGATGAAGGCGCAAAGCTGGTTCACCTTGGCAATGTTCTGTTTCTGGTCATTGTTCGCGGTCAAAATGTCGTTGAAGTTCACACGATTGGCAACGAGCAAAACCCTCGTGATCTGGCAAAGAACTTTGTTGACTTGGTGAACTACTTGAAGAACATCAAGGTCAAGGTGGCTTACACCTACAGCGAAGACAACAAGTTTGACCGCTTGGCAAAGATGACGGGTTTGCCTGTGCAAAAGAAGCAAGCTGAAGTTGACGGCAAGACTGTCAATGTTTACATCATGGAGTTTTAAATGCCAGCAGTTCCAATTATTGCCGCTGTGTCTGGTGCTTCTGCTGCTATTGGTTCTGCCGCCGCCGCCGCTGTTGGTCTTGGTACTGTTGGAACAGTAGCCGCTACAGCCATTGGAACAGGCATTATTGCTGGCGGTATGACTGCCATCCAAGGTGGTGACGTTAGTGATGTGCTTGAGTCTGCTGTCGTTGGTGGGGTTACCTCGTTCGTTGGGGGTAGTGTTGCTGGCGCTGTTGGTAATGTCGTTGCAGAGGCTACTGGAAGTCAGATAGCCGCATCTGCCGCCGCTAATGCCGCAAGGACTTTGGTAACTGGTGGTGATACAGAAGATGTACTTGCTAGCGGCTTACTCGGTGGTGTTGGTGCAGGAATTAGCCAACTTGAGCAGGACTTGCGCCAAGAGGAATTTGACTCGCAAATGACTGAGAGTGGTCTTGCTGGTCAAACTGCTGTTGAAGATACAGTCGCTGTTGAGCAAGCATCTCCGTCTATTGACCAGATACTGCAAGAGATTCAGGCAACATCTACGATGCCTATGGAGCCTGCACCAGTAGATAACTCTGCTGAACTGGCGGCTTTGGGTGTTGCAAAGACTGTCGCGCCAATGGCTATCAATGCGCTTGCCGCTGATGCCGCAATGCCAGAGGAACAACAAAGCACTGGATTTGAGATTGTTCCCGTCCCTTCAGATTGGACTTCTCCTGTTTACAGCCAGCAATTCATGCCTTCTGCGCCTGTTGACTTTGGCTCAACTGATCTGCTTCAGGGTACGCAATGGGGCGCGCAACCAATGGGCATTTCAGCCCTGATGAATGTGCTGAACAGCCAAAGCAACTTTGACCAACCTATCGGCAACCTGAACGATGTGCCAGTGTCAATCAATGACATTATTGCCAACATCGGCAATTACCAAACACAACCGTTTGACATGAATCAGCAGATTGGTCAAATGGATGGTTCGCCAGTATCTTTAGCAAGCATCATTGCAGGAATTCAAAGCCAATATGGATAAAAAACGACAAGCTGAGTGGGCCAACAATCTGCTGAAAGACGACTTTTTCATAAAAGTTATGGATGATTTGAAAAATCAGCAGATTAGTGTGATAATTAACACAAATCGAGATGAGGTTGACGAGCGTGAAGCCGCTTATAGCCACATCAAGACGCTTGATCTGTTTCTTGGACACTTGCAAGGCATAGCCGCAGAAACCAAGATTCAAGATAAAAAGTGGAAGATTCTGTGAGGAAACTCACCCGCAGTCCAGACGGTTTCTGGCGATAAACGAGACTAAACATGGAAAACACCAACCCGCAAGGGAGTGAAAGCCTAAACGTAAACCAAGCCGCTAATGCGTTTTTGGGTTTGATGGGTGATGACAACGGAGCCGAAGAAGGCCAACCAGAGGAATCCACCGAAGAACTTGAAGCGACTAGCGAGGTTGAATCTGAGGAAGCTGAGTATTCAGAAGAATCAGAGCCTGTAGAGGAAGTAAAACCCCGATACAAGGCAAAAGTCGGTGGTGAGGAAGTCGAGGTCGAACTTGACGAACTTATCAACGGCTATCAGCGTAGCAAGGATTACACCCAAAAGTCTCAGGCTCTGGCTGAACAGCGCAAGGCAATTGAAGCCGAACGCCAACATCTTGAGCAAGTGAAACAAGAGCGACAAGCATACGCCCAGAAACTACAGGCTTTGGATAGCTTCCTGAGTCAGCAGAATAAGGGTGAGGACTTAGAAGTTTTGAAAGAAACAGACCCAATCGGCTATGCCGTGAAGGTAGCGGAACAGAGTCAGAGAGAGAAACAGTTAGCAGTAGTTCGTGCCGAACAGCAACGCATTGCCCAACAGCAACAAGCCGAGCAACAGCAGTCACTGCAAAACCATCTCAAGTCTGAAGCTGAAAAGCTAGCGTCTGTTATCCCAGAACTGGCAACGCCAAAAGGTGACGCGATTCGGAAAGAAATCCGTGAATACGCTAAATCTGTTGGTTGGTCAGATCAAGAACTCGCCTCAGTGTATGACCATCGCGCTGTGCTGACTTTGTATAAAGCAATGAAGTTTGAGCAACTTCAAAAGGGTAAGCCAGAGACTTTGAAGAAAGTCCAGCAAGCCCCCAAGATGCTCAAGCCCGGAACTTCAGCGCCAAATGCTAAGTCGTCACAAGAGAAACAAGCTATGCAACGGTTGCGTCAAACTGGCAAAGTCCGTGATGCCGCTGCTGCATTTGAACGATTCCTTTAAATTTTTGGAGCTTTAAAAATGGCAACCTACCAGACCTATACCGCTATCGGTATGCGTGAAGACCTCTCTGACGTTATCTATAACATCAGCCCCACCGACACTCCTTTCATGTCGTCTATCGGCAAGACAAAGGCAACCGCTACTTACCATGAGTGGCAAACTGACTCTTTGGCTGCTGCCGCCTTGGGTGGTGCAGTTGAAGGCGCTGATGCCTCGACCATCACCGCATCGCCAACAACCCGTATCGGCAACCGCACTCAGATTTTCACTAAGTCTGTTGCTGTGGCTGGCACTTTGGAAGCTGTTGACAAAGCTGGTCGTAAGTCTGAAAAGGCTTACCAATTGGCTAAAGTTTCGGCTGAACTGAAGCGCAACATCGAGTTGACCCTGTTGTCCAACCAAGTGTCTGCCGCTGGTGACTCCAGCACTGCTCGCACTTTGGGCGGTCTGCAAGCATGGTTGAACACCAACTATGATGGCGGCACTGATGGCGTGGCTGGTGCTTCTGGTACTACTGCCCGTACAAACGGCACAAACCGCACTTTCACAGAAACAATCTTGAAGACTGTGATCGCTGAAGTTTATACCGCTGGTGGCGTTCCTAAAGTGTTGATGGTTAACCCCACTCACAAGCAAACCGTGTCGGCTTTCGCTGGTATCGCCGCACAGCGTTACATGGCTCCTTCCAACGAGCCAACCACCATCATCGGCGCTGCTGATGTGTACATGAGCGACTTTGGCACTATCTCGGTTGTGCCTAACCGCTTCATGAACAGCACCAACTCCGGCAACGAGACTGCCTTCATTGTCGATCCCGACATGGCTGCTGTGGCCTACTTGCGTCCCTTCCAAACCATTGAATTGGCTAAGACTGGCGACAGCGAGAAGACCCAACTGTTGGCTGAACTGACCTTGGAAGTGAAAAACCAAGCTGCTCACGGTATCGTGGCTGACTTGAGCTAATCTAACGAAAGTTAGCCAAAGCCTCCCTCGGGCAACCTTGGGGGGCTTTTTTCTTTATCACGCCAATGATAGAATTGCAATCATGGAAAACCCTACATTTCGCAAATCTGTTGCTCACGCTGATGGTGAAGGCGGCTTGGTCATTCAAACTGCCCAAGATGTAACCGACCTTGTTGAACGCAACAAAAAAGAGTTCAACAGCTATGACGAACGGGCCAAGTGGTCTGATGAGTTGTATGGCAACAAAGTAGCGTCTATTCCAATGACTGCAATTGACGACCTGAATCATCAAGGCATCATGCGTGGGTTTCATGTGATTGATAACGCTCGATTTGCTATGTGGTTGAACAACCCTGACAATCGTGCATGGCGTACTCGTCCGGGAGTAATCTAAATGAGTTTTACAAGTTACTCTGATTTACAGACGACCATCGCTGGTTATCTGGCCCGTTCAGACCTGACCACACAGATTCCAGACTTCATTCGTTTGGCAGAGACTCGTTTGCGCCGTGATCTGCGTATTCGTCAGATGCTTAAATCTGTCACGACTTCCACTGTTGCGGCTGACAGCACTGTTGAACTGCCAAGCGACTTTCTTGAAGTGCGTGACTTGGTTATCAACGGAAGCCCTCCACAGCCGCTGAACTACGCAAGCCCTTCTGCGTTTAGCCGTAACACCCGCACATGGGAATCAGGCAAGCCACTGGACTACACAGTCTTGGCTAATGACTTCCAACTCGCTCCAGTTCCTGACGCTGCATATACAGTTAAGTTGCTGTATTTTGCGGCTCCCACATTCTTGAGCGACTCCAATACAAGCAATGTTTTCTTGGCAAATACGCCTGATG